TATCATACCCAGAAGTAACATCAAATGGAGTGAACTCCTTCTTGTAAGAAACAAACGCTGCGTTATCTGTAGTAGAAACAATGTTTAATATATTAGCTCCTGTTACATCAAGAAAAAACTAATATTAAGTCGCTGATTGATTTAGAAAGGGTTGCTTTCTGAAGACACGGTTAAATGAACCAATGGTTGTCTTGCCAGTTTGTGCGAAGGGTACAAGGTTCTTTCCTTCTACTAACAGAGAATCAGTAGAACTATCACGACCAGTAAAAGTTTCTACTTCTGTAATATTGTCTTTTTTATTAGTGTCAGCCTCAATAAATTGCTGAGTACCTCCTGTAACAGTAAAGGTTCCTGATGCCTGTTCTGCCGCTGATGCTGCAGTATCCACGCGCCAGGCTGTACCTGTGTTATATATAATAACAGTAGTTGTAGTAGCACCCTGATATACATTAGAACCACCAGTTGTGTTAGAGCCTAGTAGCTTGTAGTTCTGATTTACTGTTGTGTCGGTGCTTGCTGTAGCTCCAGAGAGTGTAAGAGCTAAGATGTCACGCTTCTCCGAAGGGACAAAGTAACGAGGCCATATAGGACTCTCGTTGAATATCTGTAGAAACCTTCTGTTTATAAGGTTTGCTATATCATCTAACTCAGATGTAGAAAAAGAACCAACTCCAGCTAAGGACCTAATTAATTTAAATAACTCACCGTAGGTTCTAGTCTGCATTATATTTTGTTAGGGCTTAGTTCAGGGAACTTCTTGTTGTAGTACTTCAAAAATTCTTTAGAATGCACAGTCTCTTGACCATACTTCTTTGTTAGTCGAAAGAACTCTCTTGCTGGTATTGTAGCTATTGGCTTGCCAAGTACCGGGTGAGTCTTTCCTCTTAGTTTGCTTGCTTCTTTGGCTGCTTGCGCAACTCTCTTTTGTTCTGTCTGTTTCTCTAGGTTAAACCCAGTTTTGATCTCCTTCATAAAGGCTCGATCAATCTCTCCGTCAGAGTATCGTTTTATATTGGGAACAATTATATCCATATTAAAAAGGCGGGGGGCTTGCGCCCCCCAACCAGTATTTAATTAGCTTGCAGAGAAGCGGATTGGGTCGAATACACGAACACCAATGATAACTTCACCAGCAGTAAGGTCAGCAACTGTACCACCAAACTTATAGATAAGATTGGTTGCAGCAGCAGCACCAGAGCCAGCAACGGGTGAGGCTCCAGCTTCTACTGTTGTAGTACCAGCACTTTGAACAAAGTCTGTTCCAGTGTTGTAGACAGTAGCACCTGCGTTAGCGTCGATGTCAACGCTAGCGATAAGTGTGTCGTCGTCAGTTCCAGTACCAACTTCAAGTGTGATGTCAGAAGCTCCAACAAGAGCTACAGACTCAACAGCGAAGGCAACGTCAACTGCACCGCCACCTGGGATTTGTCCCCAGACAGTTTGATTAGTGCTTGCGTTAACGATGTCTTGAGCGGATAGAACAAGTACGTGAGTGAAATCACCACTTGCCTCATTTACGGTTAATTTAGCCATAGTATTATATCTCCTTGGTTAATTATGCAGGGTCAACGATTTTACCGTGAGCACCAGGGTGGTATACACCAAGTGTCAAAGCACAATCAACGAAGCCACGCTCGCCACCGCCAAGGTTAGGAAGACGTGTGCTTCCCATTGGGATGAGTTCGTGAACACCATAGTACTCAGGGTTAACGAGGTAGCCCATCATTCCTGCAGTACCGCCTTGAGTTGGCATACAGTCTGGATTACCGTTAACGATAGAAACTACACCATGATCGCTTTGATAGAGATCAACAGATAGTTTAATTTCACCGCTGTTACCGTCGTAGTTTACAGAACGTACGTTGTCTGTAGCAGAAGCAGTTGTACGAGCAAAGTCACTGATGTCTGAACGAAGAGTGGTGTCAGCAATAAGCATAAGATTATTGGTTGAACCAGTAACTCCGAAGATAGAAGTGATTAAGCCGTTGAACTCGCTTTCGCTAAGAGTAGCACCAGCATCAACAACACTTGCAGCAGGTGTTTGGAAAGCAGCAGGAACATTACCAGAACCAGCAGCATTTTGAATCCAATCACCAAGACCACCAAGAGCGTTGGCTGTACCAGCACCGTTTTCTGTAGCTTGAGTGTTAGCAGAAGCAAGAGTTGCTTCAATGTCGCGTTTTAGTTCACGGATAGCTTTAGCTTCAGCTTGAGCAATCTTAGCAGGACCAACGGAATCGACAGCTTCTTGCATGTCGGATACCATGTAGTCACGGCGGAATTTTTGAACGCGGTTACCAAGCTTTGCACGGCCAGCGAACTGGTCAGTGAAAGCTGTGACATCAGCACCTTCGGAGATACCGGAAGTGCTAGGAGCTGCAAGACTATCGACAGTCCACTCAACGAATGTTGAGGAGGCTTTCTTCTTGTCAGCAGACGAAAGGATTGGAGTTTCTTCGGGAGCGAGGATGGTCAAAACATCAGTCAGGTCCTCACGATTAGAAACAGCCGATCCAGTATTTGTAGTATCAAATGTATTTGTAAATGACATTGTATATTAATTTATCGGTTTTGTAGTTGTAGGGTTCTGAGAGTTACAAAATCACTCTTGCTGCCTGTTTTACTGAATTGGTTTTTATATTCGTTTACTTTCTTGACCTTGGAACTTACCTTCCGTTCTGATTGAGCACCTGCACCAGTTGGTTGCTTGGGTGGATTTAATCTAGCGGATTGTTTAGTTTCTACAACTGGCTTACGACCATAGATACTATTAGCAGCATGAGCAATAATATATGGCAACTGTGCAGATATATCTGGTTCTAAGGAACCTTCTAGTTCTGCAAATCGCGGATCATTTATCATAGCCTCGTATTGCTTACGTGTATCATTATCCTCACCCTTCATCCAGGACAATTCCTCTTGTGCCTTTTGTTCAAAAGCACCTTTGAGTTGCTGTCCATGTTGCTTGGATTGGATTGTCTTTAGCTGTGCAGGAAGGAACTTATCACGACTCTTACGCGCATTGAGCAAGCTCTTGCGTATATCAGCCTTAGTTAATTCCTTACCTTCAACTTCAGTTACTACATCTTCGGGACCATAGCCATCTGCGTTGAACAATACATCTTCAGCCCATTCAACAATACCATTTACTTCGTCAGCTTTTTCTTGAATGCCCTCTAAGGTATCAATGTTACCATAGGGGTTATTCTTTACTTTCTGAGTTCCTTTAAGTGGATCATTAGACTCGGCGTTTATGCTTGCTCGTAACTTTTGTAATTCCTCTTCAGCAGCCTTACGTTGTGCGGTTAGTTTCCCAAACCGTTCAACAGCCTTGCTTCCAAGTCTCTTACCAAGATCACGTAGGTCATCCTCCGACATTTCATCGAGGTCAATCTGTGAAAGAACGTCTTCAGAAGATTCTTCGGACTCTGCTTCAGTCTCAGAACTCTCGTCTGATTCCTCTTCAACTTCCTCTGTTTCTTCCAATTCATCTGATGCAACTTCTGCTTCCTCCTCAACTTCTTCGGTTTCTTCTACCTCTTCTGTTGACTTGGTTGCTTGGCTTGCACCTAAGCGGCGAGCGGCAAGCTCGGTCACTGATATGTTTGTTGCCACCGGTTTTTCTAACGACTCGGCGATGTCGCTTGAGTGATCTTCTGTCATAATTTTGTCCATCCTTATACGCTGGATGATTGCGATAGATTCATTGTAACACCCTATGCAAGTTGCTGGCTATGACGCTCACGAAGTGCGTCCCAGTTTACCATTTTTAGGATGTCATCATAGGCTAGGATACGGCCACTAAGTTGCTGTATTCCTTCCGTCGAAGAGTTTGCCATGTCAGCAATAACTTCTTCACGTGCCATTTCAATAGAATAAATAAAACGAGCAAAAGCCTCGTAGTTAGCAAGGGTCTTAATATCTTCTTCCATAAATTATCTAGCTGCAGAACGCATTACGTTAACCATTCTTGGTCCACGAGACTTAACTTGATTATACCAAAGGCTATTAACCATCTCGTCTGCGGCGGTCTGATAGTCGTTGTTCATTAAACCTTCCTTCATTTTCTCAAACTTGTTAAGTTTAGTTAAACCTAAGTTAAATGCCATGTCAACGAGCGTCATCTTAACCGCTTCAGGTCTTTGAGCAAAGCCAGGATCATACTGCTGTGCATCATTAAATGCTTGGGTTAGGCTATGGTTATAAAGAGTTTTTGTTTCTCTATCCGATA